CCGTGTTTCCTTTGACAAGGTAAGCACATGGGAGAAGAGTGATTATAATCTTAACGATCAATCCCTGGTAAATGTGTTACTGGATAAGGACGCTAAACTTATACGGTATCTAGCAAAGCACAAACACTGGACTCCCTTTGGTCACTGTCAGGCTACTTTTCGTATCAAGGCCCCTATCTTTGTAGCCCGTCAGTTAGAGAAACATCAGGTAGGTATGGTGTGGAACGAGGTAAGCCGTAGGTATGTAGATAGTGATCCAGAGTTTTATCGCCCTAATTTCTGGAGAGCTAGAGCAGATAACGCGAAACAAGGTTCCTCTGATTGGGAAGTAACATTTTTTGATTGTCCCGCTACTACATCTGAAAGCGAAGCTATCCTAGCGTATAAAACCTTATTAGATGCTGATGTATGCCCTGAACAGGCCCGTATGGTCCTACCACAGTCTATGTACACTGAATGGTACTGGACCGGATCACTAGCTGCATGGGCCAGGGTTTGCCATCTACGTCTTGATCGTCATACACAAAAAGAAACACAGGACGTTGCAAAAATGCTTGACAAGGAGATGGAAAAGTTATATCCTATTAGTTGGGAAGCATTGATGGAGGCAGCTAATGAAGACTAAAGAGGACATGGTAAACAACCCCTCTCATTATAATCAAGCAGGGGTTGAAGCGATAGACGCTATACGTGCAGCTACGGGTGAGGGATTTGAGTATTACCTACAGGGAAATATTATGAAGTACCTGTGGAGGTATCGCTATAAGAACGGTGTGGAGGACTTAAAGAAGGCTGAGTGGTATCTCAAGGTTCTAATTGAGGAGGTAGAAAGTTAATTATTTTCGTTGTCCCAATAAGCTTGTCTTGCTTCTGCTGCCGCTGGTCTTCCTCCTAATTTCCGTACCCCATATTCTCCGGCTCTAAACAAATCCATAGGGACCATGCCCCTCATATTTGGTTTAGCTTTATCAATAGCTAAAGCAGCAGCGGCTATGCTATCCGGAAGATAATGGCCCGTTACTTGTGATTTTTGTGTCGTAAACATCCCTCTAAAATCATCTATTTCTTGATTGGTAACTTTATCCGGTATTAAAGATTTAGTTTCAGTTTTTTTAGTATTATTAGTTAGAGGGGTCAACATTTGATAATCTAAAACTTCATCAGTATCGTGTTTCTTTTTTA